TGAGTTTGGGCAACCTCAACCGACCTGGATAAACTTCCCCAGCCATGTTTCTCTAGATTGCGCCATAGCCCCGAAAGGTGGAAGAGAGATTAAACAACCCGACATGACTATAGCTATTTCGACCCATACTATAGCGATAGCGGGTTACTATCCCACTATCATTCCTTGGATGCGGGTTGTTATAAGTGGGCAAATTTACGATATCCTCTTGGTGGAGGTGGATAGCCACAGCATAATGACAAGACTGACCGTGAGGGTGGTGGGATAATGCTCAATAAGTACATATATGCAGCACTCAAGGCGGCTTGGGATGCTATCGTTGTCAACACTGCTGCGATTCTTGTAGATACTACCGCACTTCAGGTTGATACCACTGCAATCTTAGTTGACACCAATGAACTCATATTAGAGTCGCAACATGACTCAGAACTCTTCCCAGATGATTCAAACAGGAAAATCACCTTTACAGCAGGCGGTGTGGCAGACACATTCGGCGCATGGGCTGAGGTTGTAGTAGATGTTACTGGTGAAACCTTCTCCTCTATATTTGCTACACAGGATGGGCACATATCAGGATTGCTGATTGAAGACCTCTCCGTGAAAGATAAGGTCTTTATCCTTGAAGTTGCGCAGGGGGCTGCCAAGATAAAGGTTTCATCTCATCGATTCCTAGCGGGCAATGTGAAGTTTCTCGCTGCCGTACAGTTCATTAGGGTGAGGGCTCCGAGGATTACAGCGGGTGAAACTATATACTACCGAATGAAATGCGAGAATGCGGGGGCAACCTGCGAGATAAGCTTCAGGTATCATTTCCATGTATGAGGAACTATGGCAGAGTACAAGATATTAGGTAGCGAGGAATTGATGCGGAACCTGGAGAAACTGGGCGATAAACTTATGGGTAAGTTGGAAGCTGCCGTTGCCGCAGGTGCTTTCTTGGTTGCAAATGCCGCCAAAGAGAAATGCCCGAAAGTTACGGGGACTTTGAGCCGCTCCCTTCATATCGGTGGATTCACTGCCTTAACTCCGAGTTGGAATCCTAACCACCCGAAGAACACTAGGACATTTGGGGATATAGGCAAGGGAGCAAAAACCAGCACATCGGTAGAGCTATTAGTAGGAACTGATTTGGAATATGCTTCCAAGATTGAATACGGAGGTAGCAGAAAGGCGCCAGCAGGCTATCTCAGGCCTGCATACGATGAAAACCGTGAGAAAGTTCAGAAGGAAATAGGACAGGCTTTGAAGGATGTTTTAAGGAGTGTGCCCTAGTGGCGATTGGCGATATCAGTGCAATAATCAACACCCTGGAGTGGATGGATGCCGATATTTACCATACTAGGGCGGTATGCATCGGCGGCGATGTCTTCATGGTTTGCACCCGAGGTCCTGATGGTCTTTATGTTGTCACGGTAACGGTATCTCCTCTGGGCGTTGTCGCTGCGGTTGACAGCCAGAAATATGTGGACTTTACCGCAGGCTCACCTGGGGGTCTTATCCATGTTGATGGTGATGTCTGGGCGATTGCCTACCTGAAAAACGATGGCGCTGGAGCTGATGGCTCGTTTGTGTTGACCTTCACGGTTGACTCTGCTGGGAATCTTGGCGGTGCCCTCATTGATAGCCAACTTCTCTCTGGGGCAACTGGCAACCAGACATTCAATCCGAGCATAATTAAAGTTGCTAATGCCGCTAACATCTTTGCCGTTGCCCATACCGATCCAGCCAATGATGGCTGGGTAACGACCATTACCATCAATAACGATGGCACCATAGATAATGTGGCACTCGACACCTGGGAGTTTGACACCACGGAAGGCATTTTCCCTGGACTATTCCACAGATATGATACCGTTTATGGCATAACATACCATGATAGCATTGCAAGAGGATTGCTTTTCACTTTCTATATTCTCGATGACGGGACCCTCCCTGCTATTGCCGGTGTTGGTGGGCGCATCCAGACAAGGAATATCTACAACGAGCTACAGCACCGGGCAGCTACCGTATTGCCCATAGATGGCGATGTCTATGCCATTGTGTGGGTAGGTGATGACCTGGACGGCTTTGTAATTACTTATAGCATCTCGGATGCCGGGGTTATTACTATTCCCCATATTGATGTTTGGGAATACGAGCCTACATATGGGGGCTATCCCCACGCTATTATCATCGACCCCAATGTGGCCAGGGACGGCAAGGTCATCTGTGCTATCCACGCGACTGCTGCTGGTGCCAACGCTATACATACCTTTGAGATTTCCAATGCTGGTATTATTACTAATGCCTTTATTTCTGAGGTGGCTCTTGATGGTGTTGATGCTTCTTCATATCCCCATATAGTCAGCAGAGTTGATCCCGGTGCCCCTACCAATACTTCCCCGGCTGATGGTAGTGGTGGCGTGGCTCTTGTGGCACCCTTGGTATCGACAGCCTATTCTTGGCCAGATGTACGGGCTATCTTCTATAGATGTGCTGGCAGCGATGGCTTTCTGCAAACCAGAACCATCGAGGGCAATACAACGCCTGGGCCGACTCAGTCCGCTGCCCAGTGGCAAGTCACCACCGTGTCCGGGGATTATACACTTCCCAATATGGTCTATGATAGCGGTGTTGATGCTGTCAATCTTACTACCCTTACCGTTCCCGGGGGAACTTTGGCTTATACCACGAACTACTATTGGCACGTAAGGCATCGGGATACCGATAGCGGTAATTGGTCCGATTGGTCTATCGAGACTTCGTTCGATACGGTTACTGTACCCGACCAGCCGACTAATGTAGCTCCATCCGCTGGGGCTGTAAGGCAAATCCTGACCCCGACTCTGGAATCCTCCGCTTATTCAGGGGATTTTGCCCACACATCCTCACAGTGGCAAGTAACCACTACATCAGGAGATTATTCTGCACCTGTCTATGATTCTGGAGACGATGCTATTAACCTAATTACCGTCACTCTTCCCAGCGGCGTGTTAACTGTGCTCGACCGAGGCACTACTTATTACTGGCATGTGAGGCATAAGAACCTTGTGGGCTGGTCCGCCTGGAGTGCAGAAACATATTTCTCAACGAAAGCCTATTTGGAAAGAGCTTTAAACGCTATCTTGGTGAATGCCGCCACAATAGCAGGTGCCCATGTTTATCCTTTGGTACTTCCGCCAAACCCGACATTACCCGCTATTACCTATACCAGGATGTTCACCCCTAGAATATATTCTCTTAGGGGTTTCTCTGGTCTATCTTACCCTCGCTTTCAATTCACAGCATGGGCCGAGACATATGCGGTGGCGGTAGAACTTGCAGAGGAGATAAGGGTAGCATTAGATGATTACATGGGCACGATTCACCTTGTGGAAATTCAAAGTTCCGTCAAAGTCAATGAGATAGCGATGTACGAACCCCAAACGAGGTTCTACTACATCCCTATAGATTTTACAATCTGGCATATAGAATAACTAGAAAGGAGGTAAATAGTAATGGTAGTAACATCAGCAGTAAGCGCAATGACCACTTATCTGGAAAGAGGGGCCAATACCATTGCGGAAGTCAACTCCATAGTAGGACCGAAAATGTCTTTGGATACGATAGATTCCTCGAATTTGCTATCGCCTAATAACTTCAAAGAGTTTATTGGAGGGATGCTGGATGGTGGCGAGGTGACTATCGAGGGTAGTTTCTACCCAGGCGACACCAACGGTCAGATAGGGCTAACCGTAGATATGTTGGCTCGCACTGTTCAGGACTTCACCATCACCTTCCCAACATCAACAGGCACGACCTGGACATTCAAGGGCTTGGTGACAGCATTCGAGACAGGTGCGGTTAAGGACGACAGGTTGACATTCTCCGCCACTATCAAAGTGACGGCTAAACCCACCCTGGGCGTGACGGCATCTGCTGACATTACGGACCTGATTGTCAGGGAAATAACGGGGCCAGCAGTTGTGACGGGTGTTCCAACACCGTTTGCAGGTGCAACCTATGTTTACAGCTATGTGGTAAATACGGCTTCTGGTACGATTACATTAGAGGTAGACCACAACACCGCAGCCTTTATCGTTGCACACAACAGCTTCAACGACCATGAGACAGACCTGCTTGACGACACGGAGTCGGGCGCTCTGCCGCTGGGTTTAGCGGACACCATCACCACTTTCACTGTCACGGTGACGGTGACGAACCAGGCGCCGAAATCCTACACGCTGTATATTATCAGACCGTGAATCTAAGAGACTAAAGGGGGAATATTGGATAACGAGAACCTAGTTCCGATAAAACTGGACAAGCCAAGGCATCTACTCCTTGACCTGAATGCCATGGTCAACTTCCAGAAAATGACGGGGAAGGATTTATGGGACACTGGAGATAACTTCTCCGCCAATGACTTGAGGGCATTGCTGTGGGCGTGCCTGCAACATGAAGAGCCTACGCTTACACCAGGCGATGTAGGCAAGATGGTGCATATCGGCAATATGAGACAGGTTACGGAGACTCTAAAAGGGCTTTACATTGGTGCCATGCCCGAGAAGGAAAAGAAGAAATCCCCTTTAGCGAAGAGGCGGAGCGCCCAGACTGGCTCGAACTCTGGGCCATAGGGCGCTTCGACCTCCGACTAAGCGAGAGGGAATTTTGGAGTCTATCACCTAGGCGATTAGTGGCACTCTTGGATCGTGCAAATCGGGAACAGGAATGGCAAAACTGGAGGGCAGCTATGGTTGCATCGGTAATAGCTAATACGGTGGCGAGCAAAGGTAAGAGTTATAAGCCAGAGGACTTTATGCCGAAAGGTAAGAAGAGGCAAACATGGCAGGAACAATTAGAAATGTTGCAGGCATATACGGAGGCATACCCAGATGGCGCTTGAAATTGGAAAACTCTTCGTTAGTATAGGGGCTGATCTGAAGGGCTTCCAGCAGGGGATGTCCCAAGTCAACACCCAGATGGGGAAGATGCAAGGTACCTTAATGAAGCATAACAAAGCCATCGGTGGTGCCATGATAGGTGTGGGTGGAGCTATTTTGGGTACGGGGATAATGGCGGTCAAATCCTTCGCTGACATGGGCGATGAAGTTGCCAAGATGGCGAAGCGCACTGGCTTTGGTACGGTTGCTTTATCGGAATTGCGCCACGCTGCCGAACTTTCAGGAACTTCCCTCCAGGGAATAGAAAAGGCAAGCCGTACCCTCTCCGGGGCTATTGTAGATGCAGGAGATGGGCTAGTTACTTATACCAGAGCCTTTGAACGCATCGGGTTATCTTATGAGGAACTAGAATCACTATCACCAGAGGAGCAGTTTATCAGGGTTCTTTCCGCTTTGGGTGATGTAGAGGATGCCACTATCCGAACTGCTACAGCATCGGATTTATTCGGGGCAAGAATGGGCACATCTCTACTCCCGATGGTTGCCGATGGTTCTGAAGCATTTGCTGAAATGAGGCAAGAGGCCCACGAACTTGGGGTTGTATTTGACGAAGAGGCAGCAGCCAAGGCAGAGGAAATGAAGGATTCTGTGTTGCGGTTAGAGAAGGCAATCCAGGGCATTACTATAATGATTGCTGAAAATCTGATGCCTGCTATATTGCCGGCGATAGAACAATTCACAGAATGGATAAAACCTGTGAAGGACTTGATGGGAAGATTCCCGCTACTTACCAAAATAGTGATGGGTTTTGCGGCGGCTGCGGCAGCGGTAATGGTACCACTAGGAATGTTACTTATTATGTTGCCTCAAGTTGGGACTAAGTTTATTATTACGGGTGCCAAGGCGTTAATTGCAGCTGGGAAATACATTGTCGCAGCTATAGCTGGGCTTTGGGCATGGGCTGGCCCGATACCTTTCATTGGAATAGGGTTAGGAATCGCAGGAGCAGCGGCTATCGTTGGGAGCATCTTTGCCATCAGGAGTAAGATGCGAAGCTTCAAATATGGTGGGCGTGTTCCCGGACCAGTCGGTGAACCAGTTCCTATTATGGCGCACGGCGGCGAGTGGTATGAGGGCGTAGGGGGGAGACCAGGTGGAGGCGGTGTAACTGTGAATCTCTATGTGGACTATTTGATGGGAGATAGGGAGTCGGCAGAGAGGCTTCTGGATGTAGTGCAGGAGGGCTTGAGGGGTAGGCAACGCATAGGACTAGGGGAGGGTCAATACTGATGGCTATAGCGCCTTCCGTTGCTACTTATGAAGTAGCCGTAGACTGGAGGAAAGGGCTTGATCCACCTGCCGGGTGTGTGGCTTGGTGGAGATTTGACGAGGGGGAAGGTATTGTTGTCGCTGATGAGATGGGTGTCAATGATGGTACAGCTGCTGGTGGTATGACCTGGGTAGAGGGTTATCTCCCCGGTGGGTTTGCGGGTGAGTTTGATGGGGTTGATGACTCTGTAGATTGTGGGACTGATAACAGTATCGCTTGCTTTGGCATTACGGAAATGACTTGGGAGTTTATCATCTATCCGAGGAGTGATGGTGAAGGAAACTTCGGGAGAGTATTCCATAAAAATAATGGCTACCACTTTTATGTTCAAGGTGAAGCTGTCGGTTTTGTGGCATTGCATCTTAAAATTTTTCATGCAGTCAGAACTGCCGATGTTATCACGCCAGTAGATATACCGATAGATACTTGGAGCCGTTTCTTCATTGTTTATAACGAAGATGCGGGGCTTGAGATTAAAGTGTATATGAATGGTGAACTGGTTACTCTAGCATCTGATATTACAGGGCTTGGAGCACTGTCTGATGACAGAGCGAATAATCTATACATAGGGAATAATGCAGTTGCTGGTGGGAGAACCTTTGATGGTTTTATAGATGAAGTACGGATTCATTCGGATGTTGCCATGACAGCAGCAGAGGTGGTGGCGGAAGATGCCCTATTAGCGCCAATTACGGGGGATGTCAAGTCTATCAAATACAGTAGAGGAAGGGACACAGACCTAGACAAAGCCGAACCCGGGACCTGTCGGTTGATGGTTGTTGACCCCAATGGCAAATACATCCCTGAGAACACAGACTCGGTATTGTATGGGTATTTGCTTCCAGCCAGACCAGTGAGAATCAAGGCAACCTTCGACGGCACGACCTATAATCTATTTGAGGGATTCCTAGATGATGTTATCCCTTATCCAGCCAAGAACAAACTAGAGGCTTTCTTGCCGTGTGTGGATGGATTCGACCAGCTCATAAGGGCTAAGATTAGCATGGCTTTACAGGTGGATAAACTGTCAGGAGAACTCTACAATACAGCTCTTGATAGAGCGGGGTGGCACGCCGTGAAGCGGGTGATTGATACGGGGATAGATACTTATCCGTTGGTTCACGCTCAGCGCCAGCCAGCCTTGGATTTCCTACAGAAAATAGAGGCTTCCGAGTATGGCTTCTGCTATGTGGACGGTAGAGGTTATTTGAATTGGGAGGACCGCCATCATTGCCTATTAGCACCACATACGGTTAGCCAGTGGACGTGTACCACTGATTTGAGCAGGACCATCGAACCCACCAACTCATTGAAGTCGGTGAGGAATAACATCATCATCACGGCACAGCCAAAGGTGATAGCACTTGCATTATCTGATTTATGGAAGTTCCCAGAGAACAAAGATAATCCTGTTCCAGATTCCCCACAGTTAGAAGCTGGTGAAGCCCGCATCTATTGGCCATGGTTTGCCGATGCCAACGGGATGCGCAATATAGCGGGTGATGTAGTGGCTCCTGCGGCCACTACTGATTATCTGGGTAATGACAACATAGATGGCTCAGGTGCCGATAGGACGGCCGATGTCACTGTGGTGGAAACCATATTTGCAGGATCGGCAAAGCTGGAAGTGACTAATGGGGCTGCTACTTCCCTTTATTTAACCCTGTTGAAGATACGGGGTAAGATTTACACCGACTTGGGTCCATTGGAGATAACGGCTGAGGATACCGAGTCACAAGAACGCTATCAATTACGGGACCTCAAGATAGACCTCCCTTATTATCAATCCGCCGACATAATGCAGGGACTGGCAGATTACCAACTAGCAATCAAAAAGGAATCCATCCCGGGATATCGGGTGAGCTTGATAAACCGCTCCGATGCTGTCCTTACTCAGATATTAGCCAGAAAGCTATCGGATAGGATAACCCTGCAAAATGCAGAGTATCATATTGACGATGAGTTCCACATCGACAAGATGGAACACGAAATCTCAGATGGTGGAACGATACATCGCTGTTGGTGGACACTAACGAGATCTGATGATTACGAGTATTGGATTCTGGGAACAAGTGCGTTGGGGATAACAAGCCGCCTAGCCTTTTGACATATAAGGAACTATCCACTATAATAATGTTATGGGTAGACCAATTAAATATGAGATTAATGAAATTACACTCAAAAGGTTATATTGGGAAGAGCAAATGACAATAGCAGAAATTAGTCAAAAGCTAGGAATACCTTTTACTTCTATCCAGAGATATATGAAGAAGAAGGGTATCCCTATCCGTTCCTTATCAGAAGCTTTCAGGATAGCAAGGAAACGAGGAAGGATGCAAGGTGTTCCTCTTGAGCTAACTGCAAAGGAATTAGAAAAGGCATATTGGGAAGATGGCTTAAGTTTTGAAGAAATCGGCTCTCCTGTAGGGTGTAGTGCTGGTGCTGTAAGAAAGGCTTTTATTAAATATGGTATTCCTTGGCGGAATAGTTCGGAGGCTTCGCATAATGCATTCAAGCATCATAAAGGTAATCGTGACGGTAAATTTAAAAGTAAACGAGATGGCTATATCTATATTATGCAACCTGAACATCCAAAAGCACGGAAAGATGGTTATGTTCTTGAACACATTTTGGTATGGGAAGAAACAAATGGGAAAGCTTTCCCAATAGATTGGGTTGTGCATCACATAAATGGAATCCGGGATGACAATAGACCTCTAAATTTAATGGGGATGCCTAAAAGAAATCACAATTATGCCTTACGGATGCAAGGGATGCAGAAAAGGATTAGAGAATTAGAAAATCACTTAAGGCAAATATCATCTCAAACGAGGCTGGCCTTCTAGGAGGACTATGGGATTAATATCAGGAGAGACAGTAGAATACGAGGTGGGGTTTCTGCCTACTTATCCCGAATATCACAGGAAGCTGATTGGGCATGTATTTCGGAAACGAAGGCAATCTAATCCTCCTCCTATTGACCTGGTGACGGCAGAGACTACGGTTTCCGCTATGGTCAATCATGGGCGTTGGATGGTTTCCTGCCCCTGGTGTGCTGGAGCAGAGATACTGTATCTCTCTAAGCTCCAGTTCCTATGCCTAAGCTGTATGAACAAAAGCGTTAATGGGAGGTTTATAACTGTAGATTTGCCATCTTTCCACAATGCTATCGAGGTTCAGCTTCTCAAACGACCTATTCAATTTCAGAATTACGAGCCCGGGCAAACTATCCAGGATTTAGTCAACGAAAATATAGAACACGGATGGAGGTGATAACATGGCATGGTCAGCACCAGTTCAGCGCTTTACAGGAGACATTATTACAGCAGCACAATGGAATGCAGAAAATTACCATAACCTCCGCTATCTAAAAGGGCTCGTTGGAGCAGTAGTCACAGAAGATGACTTGACCGCAGATAATCTTATTACTGCTGGATTGGTGGATGGTAGAGATGTTAGTGTTGATGGAACCACACTGGATTCGCATAGTGTGGCCAACCATACGGATATTACTAGAACATTATATGTTCCTTTTCAATATGGCACTAATGGGCCTGATACTGTGGGGAAATTTGGGTGTTTTAAGCTAGATTTAGCAACTGATATTGCTGCTGCAACTTTCCAGATTCCAAATGATTATAGTTCCCTTGGCACAGTATTAATAGGCATTATCCCTTTTCTCACAGGAGATTTTGATTGGACAGTCGATACAGAAGAACTTGATAGTGGTGAAGATGTCGGGGATGATACAGATAGTGCTACCGCCAATGCACAAGCAGCTACAAACATTCAACTCTTAGAGTTAGATATAACTACAGCCCTCGATGGTTTGACTTTGGCTAAAGGAGATTGGGTAGGGGTTATGTTTACCTTAGATGCGTTGAATGTTACTACAGACCTTTTTTTGATAGGCATATCTTTTGGGTATACAGCTGAGCAATAAAGGAGGCATACCATGAAATTCGAGAACTGGAAAACTGTCGCGGTAGTGATAGCGGCAATGTTCGTTATCGGGGCTGTTGAGATTGTGGCAATGACGCAAGGGATAAATGGCGTAGCTCTAGCGGGCGCACTGGTTGCTATCGCTGGACTGGCGGGAGTAGCAGGAACAAAGTTTTACGATAATAGGAAGAAATAACAGCTAAGGGGGGCATTATGCACCTGATAATTGATGGATGGAGCAAGAACGAAGACTTACTGGTGAACATCCTATCCTTAAAATTATGGCTTAGAAAGGCTGCTGAAGTTGCTAATATGACTCCTTTTGGAGAGCCAACTGTGGTTGACTTTCCTTTCCCCCATAAAGAGGGCACAGCACTATCAGCAGTCCAATTCCTAGGAGAATCTGGTATCGTTGTTCACACTTTCCCATCGGAAACTCAGGAGAGGGAAGGCTTTGCCTACATTGATATATTTAGCTGCCTTCCCTTCGATGCCTCCAAGGTTTTGTCCTTCATCCTGAATTCATTCAATATTGAGGTTTATGCCTTCTATGTGCTGGAGAGAGGCATAGACGGCATGGGATTTCCTCACCTCCCGAAATTGCTTAAGTATGGGAGGAACGAATGATTGAGAAAGAGTTTAACGAACACCTACTTGACGATCGGTAGTGTATCATTTTGAAACAGGGGATAGCCCGCTTGTATTTTTTCAGTATTTCCCTTATAATGCGGCTTCAGAAACTGAAGTCATTGAAACGGAGGAGCTTGTGTTAACGCAGGAGGTATCAAATGGGAATCGAAAAGGAAATAAGAAACAACGGGAGAAAACCATTCCTAAAAGAGAGAAAGATGCTTGACCCTGAATCATTGCGTGAACTCCAAGATAAATTGAGGCAACAAGCTCAAGAAAGTTTAGAGTTTAGGGATGGGTATTCTATTAAGGAACTACTCCAGAATGCCCGGAAAGCGAGAACAACAAAACCTTAGATTTGACGCTAAGGAAGTGATTAGAAAGAGGCGGCTAATTAGCCGCCTCTTTCTGTATATGAATTGAAATATTCATTAATCAAATGAATCACAAATCGCTCTATCGTCTACCTTCCTAAGTATCCACGGTTCATCAATGAACGCGTTTCTGCTGGAGTTCAGCATGTTGCGAAGCGTATCCCTTGATTAATTCGTATGCCTTTTCCAACTTAGGGGTAGGTATTGGTTCTACTGGCTTCTGTGCTTCCTCACGAACCTTATTTATAAATTCAGTAGCTTCCTTACCTGTCAAAATAGGCGTCTCGCCAATTGGAAGTGCCATTTTACCCCCCTTTGCTTGTAATTATATTATACTACATAAGTCAAGTATTATTCAAATTGATACACTACTTGAAGCCCGAAGAGGCTTGATATTGCCTAATCTTTCCCACTGAAGCATCTATTTTGTGATAAATACTACACCCTAAAACTATTGACAATCTGTCTTGGGTATGTTACCATTGTAACAAATGAAAACAGAGAAAGTAACACTAGAACTTGAGAACCTTGTCCCCCCTGTAGAAGCTGCTAGGCTTCTAGGTATTCACCGGCAGACATTATGGCGATGGGTTAGAGAGGGCAAGATACTATCCCTCAAAGCCGGGGGCAAGACATTGATCCCTCAGAGCGAAATTGAGAGGCTTAAATAAAATGGCGTGGCTACAGATATTCTGCCCTAGATGCCAAAAACACCTAGACCACAAGAAGGCGTTCCTTAGACGAGGAACAGTCGAAACAATCGAAATCTATAGATGCCCTGGCTGCGGGCATGAGTTCGCAGTATATAAAAGTAGCAGGATGAGAAAGGGGGTAAGATGAAACCAACGAAAGCTATTAACTGCCCAAAGTGTGGATATTGGATTGACCACACCGAGCTTGATATCCACACAGGGAAAAGCAAGGCTCACTGTTCTCAGTGTGGGCACAAGTGGGAAATCAAATAGAGAGGGGGTAGGAAATGAAGCTAAAGGCTGGAGTTGACTTCACCCACTGTGAGATAGGGCGATGCAAATACTGTAGCTGGAAACGGCGGAGGAAATGTGAAAGGGAAGTAAAGGCAAGGGGGTAGGAAATGGAAATAGAAATTGACCTGGAGGAATTACTTGACTGGCTTTGGGATACACATGAACCCCCCGAACTAGAAGGTAAAGAATCCTTTGCTAGCAATGTATCCTCAGCTAGACTAAGGCTTGGAAATAAGCTAGTGCTGGAGTTTAACGAAGACTAAATATATAACGCCACCACAGCTCTTGAGAGCATCAACAGAGGGGTCAACCAGGATAATCCGAGGGATAACACAGGAAAGGGAGGCGATATGGAATTTGTAAAGTGGGGATATGGCACAGGGATGACGATTAAGGGAACTGAACAGGAGCTTAAAAGCCTCAATGTTATTCTAGCTGAAACCCTGAAAGGTTTTGAAGGTTATAAGAAAAATTGGGACTTTATAGACGGCACAATCTATGAGTGCGAGCTTAAAGAATAACACTAGAAGGTCAAATGTAAAGGAGGGGCAAATGGCTAGAATTTACCAAGTAGAACACAATCGGAAGGAGAGAGTGTGCCAAGTATGTAAAGGTGCAATCGGGGTCGGTGAACCATATAAGTGGACACATCCAAGGTATAAGGGTAGGGTTGACGCTCATCCTGGATGCCAGATACCTTTATATATGACATCATCTAGTAAGATGGTGGCTATATGGCAAGAGCAAGAGTCCTTCAGTGAGATAATATTAGGTGCAGGGATTGAGGAATTGACCCAAGGGTTAAACGATTTGGCACAGACGGTTCGTGATGTGGCAGAAGAATATCAGGAGGCTGCCAATAACCAGCAAGAATACTTCCCAGATAGTGAAGTAGCAGCTTCGAATGAGGAGAAGGCTCAACAACTCGAAGAATGGGCAGATGCCCTTGAAAGTGCAGCATCCGACATTGAGGGGATAGAAGCTGAGGAGATAAATTTGAAGAGAGACAAAGGGGAATTGGAAGAGGATTTTAAGGAGAGGTTTGAACAAGCCAAGGAAGAAGCGGAGGAAGCTATGTTAGAAGAGGCTCGTCGGCAAGCCGATGAAGTTTCTAGTGAATGCCCTGTCTGATAAACACTAGGAGACAATAAGTAAACGCTAGAGGAAAGGAGGTGAGGACATTGCGAAGGTTTCAAGTAAGTAGCCATTTATTAAAAGATCGTTATCTTGAAAAGCGCCGATCTCCGAGCTAACCCTGGGCTCGCAATGCAATGACTCTCAAACGAAAGGAGGTGTCTGCTTGACTCGCAGGGGGCTACCAGAAGTGAATAGGAACGCCTTTCGTAGGTAGCTCTAACAGGTGTCATGATTGTTGTGCATTACCACTGGTAGCCCCCGAAGATTACGCTTATGGAAATACACATACCATTTCGACCAGAGTTTGGATACCGAATGAAGCAAGGATTAAAGACCGCTACGAGTAGAACTAAGTGCTATGGCGATCCTGGGGATTGGTTCAAGGCCTTTGGTGGGATATTCATAATTGTGAATGTACACAAATTACAGTTAGTTGATATTGCACATCTTTTCTACCGCGAAGAGGGGTTTAAGACAAAGGAAGACTTCATGGCGATGTGGGCAAAGATTCACCCTCGGGTTGGCTTTCAACCAGATAAGAAGGTCTACTTACATAAGTTTGTCCCAGCCCGAAACGCCTTAGAGTTTCATGTTCACGAGTTATTGCCTAATGGGATTTGCCAGATATGCGGAAGCCTGATAGAAGTAGCCCCCGAAGTTAAGGAAGGAGGATTATGAAAGTCAAGATATTTTATTGCCATAACTATTTAAGAGACGGAAGTGAGATAAACGACTGGCTGGCAAAAACAAAGCCCAATATAAAATTTATTCTACAGTCTGAAGAGGAGGAATCTATAACTATCTCCGTCTGGTATGAGGAGGCGGAATGACCCTACAGAAACTATTGGAGAGCGGCAAAGCCACCTGCTCTGGACCTGGGTGTGGAGTCCAGACCCATGAAATCCTGGTTGATGAGGTAGATAAGCCAGGGCTGGTGTTCTGTGGCTGGCATTGCCTGGTGAGGTATGCTGCTAAAAGACACCCTATGGGAGCTATTATAGCTGAGGATATAAAGAACCGACTAGAAGGCGTGATTGAACGCCTTAACAAGGCTGCCGAGAGCGATCCTGAACACTTCGTAGAAGCACTCAATAGGGAGACCCACAAGGGTCAAGAGTGTAACGAATCCCCAAAAAGAAACTTTGGAGATTTATGCCCTTTTGACCGCAAGACATTCTGCCAAGAAGGTGATTGTGGAGAGTGTGAGATTGAGAAGGAAGTAAGAAAACAAAGAGGTATTGCATGCACTATTGACGCGGAAGGTAGACCTTGGAGAGACGAGGATCAGTGGTTTGGAGGAACGGACTAATGGGTAGTTCATGGAGACCTGGAGAGGATTGGCACAATCCCTTTCCTACGAATAGGGAAGAGGATGGTATGTTTTCGAGGGCTGAGTTATTTGAAGCCGGAGCTGATGCCATGCTGCCCTTCGCTCTGGCAGAGGGGGAGCGGAGATTGCTGGAGGAGTTGAAGGCTAAAGGCAAGTATGTTGACTTATTTGAAAAGGGCTGGCTAGTCCTCATTCCGGAGGAAGAGTCATGAAAACAGCCAAAGTCGTGTGTCTATGTGGTTCAACACGCTTCACAGAGGAAATGTTAGTTAAGCAATGGGAACTTACCAAACAGGGTTATGTTGTTTTGGGTTGGTGTGCTTTGCCTTCCTCATATTTTAGTGGTGAAGACAAAACACATATCGGTGACAAAGAAGGAGTCAAGGAAATTGTTGATGAGGTTCACAAGAGAAAGATTGACCTTACTGATGAGGTTATGGTCTTAAATATTGGTGGCTATATTGGTGAGTCAACTCGTGGAGAAATCGAGTATGCAAAGGCTAATGACAAACCAATTTTTTACCTAGAGGAGCAGACATGAAAGGCATAACCCTCAACCAAGAGGAAATCCAGAAGCTCCAGGCAGAAGGCAAGGTGAGAATCATTCGGTTGATTCAACCTCAGCCTGTGTATGATAGATATTCTTATTTCACCATAATAAGTCGCGGTAAAGAGAATAGCGATGTGTGGAACTTTAACTGTGGAAGCCATCCTAATTTGTGTCCCTACGGTCGGGTAGGGGACCGACTCTGGGTCAGGGAGGCACTAAGACGGAAACGAAACGATCCTAGTATGGGTGCTGATTATATCACTTATGTGAGCGATTTCACACCTGTGTTGAATCCCAATCCATACCAGCAAGGAGTCATTCTTTTTAGACCGACTTGGCAATGGCAGAGAGATACCTTGCCCTCTATCTTTATGCCCCGCTGGGCCTCCCGCTACACCGTGGAGGTCATGGAGGTGAAGGTTGAGCAGACCGAAGCATGGAACTGGGGGCTGGAATTAGAGATTAAGAAATGAGTGAGGAGAATTTAATGTCCGTCTGGCTTCCTGTATGTCCTATATGCTCTGAGGGAATGCGTTGGGTAACAGAGTATCAACCTGGCAAGCCCTTTGAGCCCAGTAGCCATTTCAAGTGTCCTCAGTGTGGGAACAAAAGACTAAAGAAGGAGGTAAGTAAATGAAACTAGACAGGTATGATATTGCCCTAACAAAAGGAGTAGCACCAGAAGATAGCAGACCAATGCTGGGGAACATCCACCTAAAGGATGGTAGGCTTTCAGTAGCGGATGGCTTCCTGATTATAACAAGAGAAGCCGATATAACAGAGGAGGAAAAGGGTATAGAAACCCTGATACCTGCAAAGATTTTCAGAGAGGTTAAAGTCTCTCCTCACCAAATAACCCATCTTGCTATCACTCCTGATACGCTAACCGTTACACATCAGAAAGCTGAGAAACCAATACCATTCAATCCGACATTATCCTTCCAGCCCTATGATGCAGGAACAGGGAAATATCCTAGTTTAAATCTTTATATAACTAGCCAACATACAGAAAAGCAGGCACAAATAGCTGTAAATGTAGGGTTGTTAAAGCGGATACTCTCTTGTATGCCGAATGACGGAATACTGCGACTAGGTATTACGGGTGAGGCTGTTCCACTGGAGTTCGAGTGTGGCAGAATGGATAGACCTATCAGGGGCTTGCTCATGCCGATGTTCGTGGACTGGGAAAGCTTCAAGTGGCATAGAGAACCAGTAAAAGAGGAGGTAAGCAATGGGTGACTTCCATATCTACCAGATGCCCGATGGAACATGGGGTGCCAGTATCCCAGGCACGATTACTGATGGTTTTGCCACCAAAGAAGAGGCTCTGGAATGGGTGCGAAAAAGGTTTATCTCCATGAAAGCAAAAAAAAGAGCGGAATGTGAGAATATGGTTAAGTGGGTTGATGACAATTTGAAGGAATTAGAAAGGGAGGTGGAAAATGGCAACTGAAGAAACAAGGCAAATCATAACCCACGAACAGCCGGTAAAGATCGAGCTAACCAAGGGAGCGAAAGGGGATTACCGATGGACTGTCACAAGTCACGCTAGGAATGTTGAATGTACTGTAGCTGATGTAATCCAAGCTGATAAGCTGCTCAAGGCAGAATACGAGAAGGTAGAATGAAAGGGTTATGCTGCAATGTGTCTGTGAAGGAGAGCCAAAGTCACCTTGATATTTCTTGGTATTGGTGTGAACACCCTCCTATCACAAAGTGGGCACATATAGTATCCGCTGTTAATCCCTGTACCTTGGCAGACTGGGAATTATGCCCACTAAATAAGGAGGTGAAGCCATGATAGAGAGCGGAGGGCATTGTTGGATAGTTTGGGTTAATAGCTTCGAGAAAGCTAGGCTTTATCAATTTCCCTCTTACTACAGGCTAATCCCTATGAAGGGGAAGGATAGGTGTTATAAGACATTCCAATGGGCGATGAAAGCGTTAAAGAAATACGAGGAGGTATAGTAATGCAAGAAAAAGCAGTAGCAATCAGGGAAGACAGACAGGTAGCACTAGCGGAGATTGAGACCCGTTTCGCTATGGCTACCAGGCAGCGGGAATTGCTGGATAATTACATCAAGGAAAGGCTCAAGCCAGACAAGCATTACTACACAGTTAGCGAGGGACAAAAGCCCTCACTAACAAAAGAGGGGGCAGAACTCATTTGCCTACCCCACGGCTATAAACCTCATTATCATTTGTTATCTGGTCCCGAAAGTCCACCACCTGATAATAGCCCGTATCAAATGACCATAAGGTGTGAACTCGAAAGAGCGGGTAATTTTGAGGGTGAAGGTATAGGTTCAGCCTCAAGCTATGTTACGAAAAAGGATGGCGAATATAAACCTCGGCAAAAAGACCCCGGGCTATGCCACAACGCCACATTAAAGATGGCTCAGAAGAGTGCTTACATATCAGCCACGCTTAATGCTACGGCTGCCAGTGAGTTCTTTACCCAGGACCTCGAAGACGACCAAGCCGGGGAAACTTCGAAGCCAAAGCCTGGAACAAAAGAGCACTGGTGTTCCAAGCATGGTATAGCCTGGGCTAGACATGAGAAGGATGGCAAGGTCTGGTATAGCCACAAAACAAAGGTGACTGAGGAATATCCCAAGGGCTATTGCAATGAGCATATAAATCAGCAGCCACAAGAAGAGCCACCACCTGAAGAGAAGCCACCGATAGAAGAGACACCCAATAAACTCATTACTGAAAGCCGCTTCTTGGTTTTGTGTAGCAGACTAGGCTATAACTCACAGCAACAGGTATGGAAGGTGATGGAGGTTAAGGACTTGGAGGATTTGAAGAGTAGGATGACCCTAGAAGAAGCCCTTGACAATCTCGGTAAGCTCCAAGGGGTAAAGGACTGGCGGAGTCTATGACAGACGAAGAGAAGGCACAAATCATACCGACTGATAGTGGTATTGTAGGTATAGAATATAGGCTCTACCCTGGTGGCGTGAGCTGCGAGGTAACTTATAGTACAGAAGCAGGGTTTGAAGAATCTACTGCCTTTATTCAAGCTTCTTTCAATGAAATAGAGATATATGATAGGTATGATTTGGCTGTAAAGGCACTAAAGGAAGCATTAAAAGAAGTCTATAGAAAGGAGTAGGGATGATTACAAAGGTTATTGCGTATCGTAAAGAAGAATTCATAAACCTAGTATCGGACACAATACCAGACAGACTTATTCAGGTCATCACAGTAAATCTATACCAGGTGGAGCCTCTTATAAGTGCTTTGAGAGAAGCCCACAACTTTATCTCAGGTGGCGACAACAGGAAGGAGTGGGGCATTCCGACAAGGGAACAGCTCCTGTCTAGTCCATAACATATATTATACGACCCTAGCGTTATTTGAGAAAGGATTACGGGAGACACATGGATAATAGTCCCCAAGTAAGAGAGTTAGCAATCAGGCTCTTCTGCCAGCACTGTCAAGCCCTTCAGAAGACTTTTGGCTGGAAGATAAAAGGCGGACCTTGCTGGGTCTTGGGTGAGCCTAAAGAGGAAGGTGCTATTTGCACCTCGGCTCGTGACGCAGTAGATGCAATACTGGGTGTTTTTATAGCAGGAGAAGAATAATACCCTGTCTAGCGGGGTGGCGGAAAGGGAGACGCTGCGTTGTAGGTGCATATATCTGGTGTCTGAAGGTGGAGTCCTTCTTGGAGCCAGTAATCGGCAGCCAGTAAGGAGTTGAAGCGTAATCAACCAGCGGTGTAAATCCCTAGCCCCGCTAGGCAGGGAGAAAGAAAACAATCATGACCGGATGGGAAATATATATACTGTCACTCTACCTAGTCATAGTCCTGCTTATAGCGGGAATCCATCTGTGGCAGTGGTGGAAGAAAGGATAGGAGATGGAATATTTCAAAGTCATCAGGCTAAAGCAAAGCAATGTGGTTCACATAAAATATGGTAGGGTATATTTCAGGGGACTTACAGTAGCTTTGTGTGGCTTGGGGAGAGGCGATGTCTTTGTAGTGAGGATGCAACTCTCGGAAATCACTCCTCCATATCGGCTATGCAAGAACTGTGAGAGAATAGCGAAGGTCAAGGATAGGAGATGAATAACCAGAACCTAGACCCATGTATACTTTGCCCTGATTGGTGGGTATCTGTCTCCGATATACATTTTGAAGGACATCTGATTGAGGCTGTCCAGAAGTGCGAGGATAGCTGCGAGAAGTACCAAGTATGGCAGGAAGGAATAAATAAGGTCAAGGGGATTGAGCTTTGAAACCTAAAGCGCTTGACTTATTCTGCGGTGCCGATGGAGCAACAAAAGGGCTTCAGTGTGCTGGCTTTTATGTGGTAGGTGTGGATATACAGCCACAACCTCACTACTACGGTGATGAGTTTTACCAGGCTGATGCTCTCAACTTTCCATTAGAAGGGTTTGATTTCTATTGGGCAAGTCCACCGTGTCAGTTTGGCAGCATGGCTACTCAGCAATGGCGCTCTGAAGGACGAGTTTATCAGAATCTAATCCCGGCTACTCGGGACAGGCTTATCAAGACAGGTTTGCCCTATGTTATAGAGAATGTCGTGGGTGCGCCTTATTTAAGAAACCCTATTAAGCTAAACGGCGCTTTTTTTGGCTTAATGCTACGGCGCACTCGATATTTTGAAACCAGCTTCCCAATAGATTTAATCCTCTTGCCTAAAGAAATTAAGTCTAGCGTTAGAATGGGAAGACCGATTAACGAAGGCGATATTATCACCCCTGTAGGGCACTTCAGTAATATCCCTTATGCTAAGAAAGTTATGGATATAGACTGGATGACGGGGAAGGAATTGTCCCAAGCAATCCCCCCTGTCTACGCGGAGTTCATAGCTAGAAAGTTCCTAGAAGGGATTGAGCTTTGATGTATTACAACCGGGAAGCAGAGGAGGCTTTGATTGGCTAGACCTCAGAAAAGAACAGTTGATTATTTCCCACATGACTCACATGCCAGTGAGGGTGATACACTAACTGTATTGCAGAATCGCTTTGGAAATGACGGCTATGCTTTTTGGTTTAAACTCCTGGAGAGATTGGCATCATCAGAGGGGCATTACCTTGACTGTAGCAACCCTGTTAAATGGCAAGTCTTCCTCGCTAAAATGAGGGTTAATGAGTTATTGGGTGTAGAAATTATGAATTTACTGGTGGAAATAAAAGCCATTGACAAAGACCTGTGGGGATCAAGGTTAATCTGGTGTCAAAACCTGGTTGATAATGTGGCAGATGTTTATAAAAACCGCAGGAGAGAAATACCCCAAAAACCAATAACTACAACCCTTAATGGAATAACTACAGACGATAATCCCTTAACTACAGGTGAAAGTACACAAAGTAAATTAAACTATAGTAAATTAAATAAAACTATATTATATAAACACCCTTATGGTGAGTTTAAGAATGTGCTTTTAACAGATGGTGAATATAAGAAACTTGAGGATCGTTTTAATACTAGCCTGTCTGGGATGATTGAGACCTTATCTCTGGGTATAGCTTCAAAGGGGTACAAATATAAGTCACACTATGCCGCTATTTTAAGTTGGCATAGAAAGGAAGAAAAGGATGGAGAGCGAGTTCAACAAAATAGACGAGTGCCTGACAAATACACAGAACCACCAGACAGTAGCTAATCTCTGGCAGAGAGCGTTGAAACTAATGGTCGATAACCCTGGGGTAAAGCCTGGCACTCCAGCTTGGAGCGCCCTTTGCGGTGTTCCACACCCAATAAGACCTTCAGCCTTAGATCAATACCAGGAAGCCAGATGTTTTGATTGCCGTGATGCAGGATGGGTACTGGATGCCAAAGATTTTCATGCCAAGCCCTGCCCTAATTGTTCAGGGTGGGATGCCGAAGTTGCGAAGTTTGCCACATCAGGAATACCAGAAAGGAGAAGGAGTTTGAACTTCGAGGATTTTATTCCAGTAGAGGGTTCAAGGGAGGCTCTTGATGCTACTTATGATTTAGGGTTGGGGAATAAAGGTTTTAGCCTCTTGTTAATCTATGGCAGACCGGGGAATGGTAAGACCATGTTAGCTTATTGTGCTGCTGTCCAGGCTAAAAAGAGAGGATTAGAGATACGCTTTGAGGTTGTGCGGGAGATGTATTCAAGACTCCGCGGTATGATTCACACTCAGCAGGACTCCGAGAGTTGGATTCAAACCTTGATGAAGGTGGGCTTCTTGGTTCTGGATGACCTTAATTTTATCTCCCGGGATGGTAGGGTGAATGAGCTCGATTGGCAGCATGAGACCTTTGAGATGATAGTAAACTACAGGTATGCTCATGGGTTGCCGCTGATCGTGACCACCAACAAGGATATTCAAGACCTCACCGAGCCAGTGTTGCGGCGCTTCAGGGACCGAGAAGTAGGCAGGTTAGTTTTGAATCGAGCCCCAGAATATAAAGCGAAGAAGGAGGTCAAGTGAAGAAGGAGCAGCGCTTAGTATTCCGGGAACTATCCAGCGAGGTCGAGACAACATTGTGCTCATTCTGTAAATATAGTATTTCTCAAGGCTGTAAGGATGGGATGGAATGTAAACACCCTCTTGTAGATAGAACTTGTAACTTCCCTGGAGAAGAGGAACTATGTCCAGGCGATGACTGTTGGGGATATAGACCTGTGGTTAAGGTCAGCGATGTGGCTGATATAGTGGGTATCATCCTGGCTAATGGCTGGAGAGAGTGGATGTATGTTCTCCCAGAAGATAAAAGTATATTAGTTTCAGGTAGAAAGGAGGCAGGACATAATGGAGACTAAGAGGAACGAGGTTAGAGAACAGGTAGCAGGATTTATAGAAGAAGCTGTCTTAAATGGGGCTTTCAGTGAAACCAACAGTCAATCTCTTAAGAATACAAGGAGATTAGCAAGCCAAATCCTCGCCATCCCAGAGATTAAAGCGGGACTAGAGGCTATGGAGAAGGGATTTAATGCCAAGGTAGATAGGGATGCTAAGTTGCCAGAGATACCCACATTCCTCTATGACGGATATGAGGATGGACTTCGACTACTGTTAAGGCGAGGAGCAGTTAACTACTCTAAGATGTTAACAGGCTGGGTAAAGGAGGTCAAGTGATGAGAAATAGTAGTTATGCTTATCCTGATGAATTATGGCATGGAGAGAGACCAGGTTATTCTATACCTAGCAAAACAAATATAGAGATGTGCAAGTTCTACACCTGGGATAAGAAACCTATATGCAATAAAGGTTATCATAGAGCTAGTATCAAATGCCACATCGAGAGGCTGGAATGCCCAGGCTATAGACCATCGAAGGAGGCGAAATGAAAAGAATAGTTCGGTTCATAACAAATTTAAGGCTAGGGTTGCCAATAAGACAGGCATGGATGCTTAGTAAGTATAGAATGAGGAGGGTAAAATGAATAACTGGTTGCTGACCCCGGAGGAGATGGGAGATTGGAAAGAGAAGCGGATGGAGTTGAAAATTCCACCTCCTACTCTTCCTTTTGTATTTGTTAAACTTGAACCTAGCAAATTGCCTAAAGATTGGAGAGGGAGAATATTGAAATGAGCGACTGGCTGTTGACCCATGTGGAGATGATGGCAGAGTTATGGGACTTGGGCTTTGGGCTAGAGGGTATGGAGGGGAGAGAGCCGACCCAGAAAGAAAGGTTTGTCAGGATTATTCGTGCTCAGGATGCCAAGACTAAGAGGTTGGTGACAGAGTGGCTTATTGCCTTGGAGAAAGATGAGGGGATAGTTTTTGATGCGAGTTCTCTACTATGCTTATCTTTAATTATAGCAAAACTAAAGAAGGAGATGCCATGTATGACGGAGTGAGTTTCAACGAACCGCCCTATCAAATATGCAAATCCTGCCAGAAGGCAAGGGATAGGAGAAGCCATGAGAAAGACCTGCGGTAACTGTAAGTGGATAATATATAGACTTATATTAGTCCCTCAGCCTTCACGGGGGCAGTGGTTATGTGAGAATCCAAATACACAATTAAGAGTTGTCACGCCTAGAGATAAAACCTGCCAGTATTGGGATAAGAAGCCATGAGGGTTAATCTTGAGGAGGGATTATAGATGATAACCTTAACGCTGTATGGTGAGCCGGTTCCAAAGGGTAGACCCCGGCTAAGGCGAAAAAGAGCCTCTATATTACTGGCAAATTCAACAAGACGGAAACAAAAGCTGGCTTATACTCCTGAGAAGACAAGAGTAGCAGAGGAGATGTGGCGGTATGCCTTCAAGGAGAGCCAGCAGGAGGGATACCCTGCGGGTGTGCCGCTGTATATGTGTGTTGTATTCTCATTCACAAAGAAGCGTGGAATACCCAAAGGGGATATAGATAATTACGCCAAACTTGTTATGGATGCCCTCCAAGGGTTTGCATACCAGAATGACAGCCAAATATGCGTCTTGTTCGCCATGAAGAGAGTTACGGCCTATGATAACGCTGGAACTCTAGTTACAATTAAAGAAAGGCTGGCAGGTTAGAGAGGAGAAATGAGGGGGTTTAGTAGAAAGGCATCATACGAGGATAATATCAGAAGGTTGATAAGTGATGTCCAAGACGAATTGAATCCACTCGAAAGACAACTAGCTGAACTGGAAAAGGAAAAAGCGAAACTCCAAGAAGAGGTAAATGCCTATATAGAAACGCTGGTTAATTATAAAAAGCGACAGGTAGGATAGTAGGTTAGAGAGGAGGAAAGGAATGGAAGAGTCTGGGTTCTATCGGTACAAAGTTAGCTATACAAGAGGAGTATTTATCTGTGGCTATTGTGGTCGAGAGTTTCCGACTCACTATCGGGTTACGAAAGGTGAGTTTAGAAAGCAGTTTGCCCGAAGGTATGTCGCGGGTATCAATAACTTTGAGAGGCACTTACGGTCATGCAAGAAGGAAAAGGAATAGTTGCATAAGAATCATTATGCGACCCTATTATGTAAAGGAGGCACATGGAGATTAAGTTCAGGCAGGCGATATTCATTGATGGTGAGTTTCACCGCTGGCACTACTGGGGCTATCCAAATCCTGAATCGCAATACTTCATTTCTCCCATGAGTTCTATACTAGAATTTGGGCGTGAAACTAAGCCAAGCCAGCAATACACCGGGCTCCACGACATTCACGGCATGGAGATATACGCTGGGGATAAGATTAAGGTCACTTGTGGTTGTGGGCATTCCGAGGTATTACCAGTTAAAAGGAGGGATGGGTATAATGGCTTCTACCTAGAAGCTACCTATCAACACGATTGGGATAATGCACAATTAGAATTACGCTGGCCAAATAGAGTTGAAGTTGTAGGTCACATCTATGAGGAGGGAAAATGGGTATAAGTAGTTTGACAGTTGATGAACAGAGGAGAGTTGATTTGGTATTAGCTTGGATAGACAGGATGGGGAAGCGGTATGGTGGTACTGTCTATGAGAGGAGCGGTCTGACATGGGATTGGGGTCAAGCACTATGCCGTGAATGTTATGGTAGAAATTGGAATGAAGAGATTATCCGATTAGGAATTGAGACTCCTACATGGGATGATATTGCTAGGGCTAAGGGATGGGAAGATGGTGAGTTGCCAGAGTGGTTTATGAACAAGGAGAGGTCATGACCTGTTATCACTGTGGTTCAAGATCCATCCCTGATAAACGAGACGGTGAGATTGTCTGCCTGGCATGTGCCCGGGTCCAGAGTCTTTTAGTGCTCTTACCAAAGCCCGGTAGGATGAGGTCCGGCAGGAAAAGAAAGAGCCACCAAGCCGTAGCCTGATGGCTCCTGTCTCTATTTTGGAGGTTTGTATTCAATTAAATGTCCACACTCACAGCGGAACTTAAAGGGTTGATTGTATGGCGGGAAGGGAGATGGTGTTGTCCTAGTTATTAGGGGAAGATCGCCTTTCCACCTTTGGTATAGGCGATAGTACCGCCTACAATGGCGGCACCGCAGCCCACCCGCATCTTTTGTCACTTCTCCTCCTCCTGGCAGCCATATGCAGAGACAAACACCGTCCCTTGCCCTTGGTATCGCCTCTCCATCCTCGACACCTCATCCAGCCCTTCATCATTACATGGTAGATGCTCGTGTATCCCTGGCTCTGATTTACCAGGAAAGAAAACCTCTACGCAATACTCTGGCATATTATCCCCCTTTCTTTACCCTGCCCTCTGGTCAGGGGTCTAAGCATTGAGATGGTATACTGTCTCCAAATCTCTATCGAAGAGAGTAGAGACAAATGGCCATGCGGTGGCCGTAGACTTGAATTCCCACTTCTCCCATTCTACTCCGTCAAAGTGCTTCATCTGGGCTGGAGTATAGCACCTTGCCTCAAGTTCGTTCAATCTCTCCTCTTTTGTTATCTCCTTTAATGGCATCTCTTATCCTCCTTTCTCTTCTGGCATACCGAACTGTTCCCGGGATCCCTCGTAGCCGCAGCGCTTGCAGTAATAGCGCTTCTCTCGGCGAATCCAGGCGACATTCTTGCTTAAACAGGTTGGGCAAACTGGTTGCATCTTTTATCCCTCCTTTCTGTTAAACTTATGTATAAATAACTGGTATCTCCTCTATGCCTAGTTTCTCGGCAACGGCCAATCTATGCAGCCCATCCCAGATTATCATAGAGCCATCTTCTCTAACTCTTATCTCGATAGGCTCGGTGATACCTCTCAGTTTGATCTCTTCGGTTAGTCTATCCAAGTATGGTCCTTCATCTTTCCAAAGCAACTCTAAAGGTATCCTCATCTCCAGCTTTAATATGTCTTTAGTTAGTGCCATTCCTACAACGCTCTTCATCTATGTGCTTTTTCATTCCCTTATCTCCCCCTTCTATCTCTTTCTATCCCTCAGGATATACCTCTATTCCTTATTTGTCAAGGGTTTTAGTGTTAATATTCCCCTTAATATTAGGGCATCAGTGGGGAAGATTACGCAATATCAAGCCTCTTTGGGCTTCAAATGGAGTGCCAGTGGGGGATATGTTGGCAATCAGATATAAACTGGAGATATGCTTTTGACAAACCATACTATAATAGCTATAATTAGTGTAAAGATACTAGAAAGGGGATAGCTAATCATGACTAGAAAAAAGAAGGGTAAAGCCAAGAAGAAGAGACTACAGGTAGAAGTAGCCAGCAAGAAGGGCAAGTGATGAAGACAACCATCCAATTAGACTTAGAGACAAAGAACAAGCTGGACAAGTTCGGGCATAAAGGGGAGACTTACGACCAGATTGTCCAGCGCCTCTTAGCCCGGGCTATGCACAAGAAAGGTAAGAGATAATGGATACTTCAGAAAGGCAACTGAGATACAGAAAGTCATAACTACTGACGATATAATCCATTCTTGGTGCTGTGATAATCTGGATGCTGTATTTGCGATTCACCTAAGTCATGATGTTTCTGTGTGGTATCACCCCATCGAATCGGAGAAGCTTTTCTGGCTACCTACCCAAGACCAGCTACAGGAGATGTTCTACGAGAAAGATAACTATAATAAAAGTATGTATCCAGTATTGGAAAGTTTGTATGCTTTTGCTTGCTCAATGTATACAAAGTCCTACCCACCAACTTCAATGGAACAACTCTGGCTTGCCTTTGTGATGAAGGAGAAATACAAAAAGGTCTGGAATAGAGAAGACTGGATATAGGGGAATAAGATGGTTAAAATGAGAGGACTCTTGGGGAAGATACTATTTGAAATCGGATGGTGGATCGGAGAAGTAGGAGAATGGGTTATTAGTTTATCTTGGAAGATAAGAGGAGAGTAACAACTTGACAAAACATGGTATAATTTGAGTTGGTATGAAGAAGAGTAATGGGAAACAAAACGGTAACGGCTTAAATGGCAATTCAGAAAAAAGAGAGAGAACTGCTGCCCGGATTATAGAAGCTGTTAAGGAATGTAAAGGACTTCTCACTTTAGTTGCTGAAAAAACAGGTCTTGGCTATAGAACGGTCAATCGTTATGCTACGGAGTTCCCTACTGTTCAAGAGGCTGTCAGAGAGGCCAAAGAAGGTATGGTTGATCTGGCGGAATCTAAGCTATTTGCCGCTATTGATAAGGGTGATGCTTGGGCTATTTGTTTCTACCTCAAAACCCAAGCGAAACATAGAGGCTATGTCGAGAGGCAGGAGATCACCGGGGAAGGCGGTAAGCCTGTCAAAACAGAGATTATAGTTCGGTCAGATAACGCCAAAACCCTCACTCAGCAGATACTTGAGGGCAAAGGGACTTAGTGAATATCAGGACAATCCAGAGCCAGTCCTGGAAGAGATGGAATTTTATAGTGACTATAGGTGGATATCGAGGCTACATGGCTATAATTGTGGATGGAACTAACTAGAGGGGTAATGCCGGCTAAACTCTAGTGAGGTTGCCTAGAGCCGAAATAGGGGTTAGGACTAGGTATCCAGCCCCTGCCGAAAAGTTAAAAAATACTGTCATAAAGACCATTATACGACCCATATAGATACGATTAGATAGGAGGTGATGTATGATTAAGAGCTATCCCTCAACTCTAGGTGGTGGGAGCTGGGACCCACACCCATACTTTCAGGAGACTAAGGCCCCTCTATCATTGTCAACAAGCCCATCAACCGACCAGGGTAATACAATACCAGTTAGCTTAGGTGATGCCACTGTTGATGATTATAAGGGGCAACCAGAGGACTTTTGGGGTGGTGCTAGGCTAATATGTGGGGTATGGTGGGTAAAGGCTCATGGTTAGAGTTATGTTAGCTTTAGAGAAGGGTAAGGGGACTGAGTGAATGGATAACTGGTGGATGCTGAAAGGGATACTTCTAGCCGGGGGGTGTGCACTAACCTTTAGTTTCTTGTTATATGGATTTATTAGTTTATCCCGCTTTCTCTTCCCAGAAAATGAGGTTTGGCCACTGTTGATACTTATTGGAGCATGGGGTGGTTTTATAGGGGGAGTTTATTTATGGGCTAAAAAGGAATGAATATCACCACAACCAAAACCTATGAAGCCAACGCTGAAGCATGGCTATCTGGCAGTCGCCGAGCCCTGAACGAAGGGGGCACCTATAGTTCAAAAACCTGGTCAATTCTCCAGCTTCTTATCCTCATAGCCCAACATGCCAAACGCAAACTACTAATCTCCATAGTGAGCGAATCCTTGCCTCACCTTAAAAGGGGTGTGATAAGGGATTTCTTCCGCATCCTAGATGAATCCCCAGACAACAATCCACGATACAATAAGACTGAGCAGACCTATAACTTTGGCAATGGCGTGATTGAGTTCTTCGGTGCTGATGAGGCTGACAAAATAAGAGGTCCTCGGCGTGATATTCTGTTCATCAACGAAGCGAACAATGTTCCCTGGGAAACAGCTCGAGGGCTTGATGTGAGGACAAACAAGTTCACCTTTGCCGACTGGAATCCCATATCGGAGTTCTGGGCTCATGAGTATTGGATAGGGCAAAAGGAGAACGCTTATATCCATAGCACTTACCTTGATGCCGTTGAGGTCATTCCCCCCGAGGTGGTGGCCAACATCATTGCTACCGGTGAACGAGACCCCAACTGGGCTAATGTCTATATTCACGGCAAGTTGGGCAAAATCGAGGGGCTTGTCTATCCCAACTTCAGCCAAGTCAAGGAACTGCCACAAGGCGATGTATTCTACGGGCTGGACTTCGGCTTCTCAACTGATATGACTGCCTTGGTGCGCAATGTGATAATCGGCAGTGACCTCTATTCCCAAGAGCTGATTTACGAGAGAGGCTTGACAAACCAGGACATAGCTATTAGGATGATGGAGTTAGGGGTATATAAGCATAGCGATGAGATATTTGCTGATGCGGCTGAGCCCAAGAGCATTGAGGAGATTTATCAATATGGCTTTAACATCAAGCCATGCCCAAAGGGTCTAGGGAGCGTTGAGTTTGGACATCAGAAACTCAGGCAATACCGGCAATTCTGGACTGAAGACTCTATCTCCTGCATCAAAGAGCAGCGGAACTTCAGATACCTTCTGGATAAGGATGGTAGGCTAATAGATAAGACAACCCATATCTGGAGTCATGGCCAGGATGCCAGGCGATATGCGGTTGTGGGTAAGGCCACATCCTTTGAGCCAATAGAGGAGACAATGGAGTATTATGACCCAGTGAGGATTTCGGCGATATGAGGAGATTAGAATGATAGAAGTTGTTACTGGACAGGTATTGGGAACAGAGATACTCAAGGCTTTAAGTATTCACACCGAGAGAGTTACAGCTATTACATTGATATGTAGCGTAAACGATGTAGCACGGGTGATTGTGGAGATTATGGTTCCCAAAGATAAAACAGAAGAATTGACGCAAATCCTTGAACGATATGAGGTAGTAGAGAGAAATAAAGATGGAATAAAACCTAATCCATTGCCTCCAGGGGGAGGATTATGAGCAGGGGTATGGAAGTTATTATTAGAGTATTCCCAGATGGCGGCAGCTCATTCGGTTTTAAATCTAGGTGAAGCGTTAAAAAAGGAGCCATTGCCCGCAGGTCTTCTTTATAAGTGCAAACCAAAACCAATTTTGAGAATATCAAATCTAGAGTTGTGGTATTCAAAAGGATAGCGATATGAACGGGGGAAGGAAAAACTATGACTAGCTTTGAGGGAATGAGAGCCCAGCAAATAACACTTGATTTTATTAAGAGAGTTCAGCAAGATACAACTGGTATATCTCTTGAAGTTTTAACTGAATATCTAGCCGACTCATTAGATGATCTTAACACAAGAATTATACAAAAAGCATATTTTCGCAATATAGACAGAGGCGTGAAAGCTCAGATTGCGGAGGAGGTTACTAAATACGGTAATGTGATACAATCTGGAGTTCTTACCATATTAAGCAAGGCAACAGGAAGGGAGACACCGCCTGCAACGCCTGATAGGGTGCATTTATTATGAGTATATTCAATCGGATAAGAGGCAATGGCGACAATCACGCCCTGATGGAAGCCAACGAGCGCATATCGGGGCTTTCTGCTGAACTAGCCAGCAGTATAGACAACTTGACTCTATTCCAGGAGCGGCTGGCAGAGTTGGAACTTCACCTAGAAGACCAAGGGTGGCAAACTCTATCAGGCACAACTGATAAGGAGTTCTCCCGCGCTGGGCTACGGAAAATAAATAACCTAGCACGGCTTTATTGGCTGAAGAATCCCTTGATACGGCGGGCAATTCTCACCCAAGTCCAATATGTCTTCGGTCAGGGCATCAACATTCAAGCTCGGCATCCAATGGTTGATGAGGTTATTCAAGCCTTCCTCAACGATAACAAGAACAAGTCTGAACTCACCGAACATCAGGCTTATATGGTCAAGGAGACCGAGCTCCAATGCTTTTCTAATATCTTCTTCGTATTCTTTGTGAATAAATACAACGGTCAGGTGCGCATCCGCACTATCCCTATGGATGAGATAGAGGATATAGTATGCAACCCCGAAGATGCAAAAGACCCCTGGTTTTACCTCAGAACATGGACGGTGAGCGGAACGGATATCACCACAGGGCAAAATGTCAGTAAGACTTCCTCTGCCTATTACCCGGATTGGCGATATAAGCCTAATAAGATGCCTAAGAAAATTGGTGGCATTCCAGTTAAAGTTGATACTCCAATCTACCATGTGGCTGTCAATAAGCTCTCCGATATGAAGTTCGGGGTGAGTGAGATATATTCCGCCATTGACTGGGCGAAGGCTTACAAGGAGTTCCTTGAAGATTGGGCAACTATCGTAAGGGCTTATGCTCGGTTTGCTTGGAAGCTCACAACTAAAGGTGGAGCTGCTGGTGTTTCCTCTGCGAAAGCCAAACTAGGGACTACGCTAGGCACAGGCACGGAAACCAACCCGCCTCCTGTAACGGGCTCAACATTCCTTAGCACTGAAGGGGTAAAGATTGACCCTATCAAGACCGCTGGAGCTACCACAAAAGCAGAGGATGGGCGATTCCTGCGCCTTATGGTCTCCAGCGCCACAGGTATATTTGAGCATTATCTGACCGGCGATCCCAGCACGGGAAATCTAGCTACGGCAAAGGCGATGGAGCTACCAATGCTGATTATGTTCCGAGACCGGCAGCAGCTTTGGACATCGGTGTTGAAGGCGATCCTTGACTATGTAATTGACCAGGCGGTTGGGAAGCAAATACCAGGGAGCATTGAAAAGGATGTCTATGGGGAAGACATCGTTGTTTTAGCCAATGATAAGGAGAATGAAGACGAAGCATTGCGGGACAAACCCATTGACCGAAGTATAGACATCGACTTCCCCTCTATTCTGGAGGACATCGAGACCCGCGTAAATGCCGTTGTGGCAGCCGCTACCCTGGATGGCAAGCCACTAGCTGGCACGCTGGAAATTAAACTTGTCACCCGGCTAGTGCTGGAGGCATTGGGCCTGGATGACATTGATAAGATAATGGCGGAGATGTATCCACCTGAAGAGGAGGGTGTTAATAAACCACCTGATGTAGAGGAGATGTTCGTGTCGGCGGTAAAGAGCTTGAAAGAGGCACTTGATAAGGCGGTGAAGGTATGATTGTTCTATATTACTGTTTATTAGCTTTTACATTTTGGATGCTCTTTTTATTATCTATTTTGTGTGTGGTAGAGTTTGTGGGTTATGTCAGAGATGAGCTAAGAATAAGGAAGCATTGAAATAGAGGCGGTGAAGGTATGAATCTAGTGTGCGTCAATTGTAAAGGATATGTGATGTTGATTGAGTGTGAAGAGCTAGAACAGGATGAGGATGGCAATTATTTCTATGTTACCGAACAGCATTGCTCTATCTGTGGGTTGCGTTTAAAGACTAAATTAATGGTGGAAATAGTAAAATCATGACCATGACGGTTGATATAATCAAAGCCGCTGCCATCAGAGTTGCACTTGCTATCTTCCTAGAGGCCAACGCCAAGATAGAGAAGGTCAAATCTCTTATTCCCATTGAGAAGAAGCTAGAAAAGGAGATGCAAGCCATCTTCGGCAAGCAGGGGCGCATCTTCCTGAAGGAAATGGAGAGATACCGCAACCGCTTCGTGGAATCCTTGAGCCAGGACGACCTTGAACGCATCATGGCTTCGGTGTCGGTATCTACTAATTCCGAGATGACACAGGCTATTGAAGTAGCAGGCGGTGAAGCGATTATGGCTTCTGCCAATCACCGAATAGCAGATGTGGGTTTTGATGTTGCATTCGACTTGAAGAATCCCAGGGCGGTTAATTATTTGTCCCAAAATGCTGCTTTCCGAGTTACCCAAATAGATGAGACTACCCGGAGCCGCATAGCCACCATTATTACCCAAGGAGTTGATGAAGGCTGGTCTTATGATAGAACTGCCAAGGCTATCTCTGGGGAGTTTGATGAGTTCCGAATTGGTAGACCACAACAGCATATCCAGAGCCGAGCCCACCTGGT